ACCACCAGTTAATATAATCAATGGTGGATTCTCAATACTATATCCCTGACCTGGATTAATCATCCTTATTTCTTTCAGAGATTTAACTCCACCAAAAGAAGTGGTAATTGCGACAGCAGTTGCTTGTGTTCCATATCCACCAGGAGGTGGTGATATCTCAACAAGAGGTGGAGTCTTATAACCAGAACCATCATTTATTAAATCTATAAACCCAATCATTCCAGTAGATCCTATTGAAGCTACACCATTAGCAGTAACACCAGTACCAACTAATTGTACTAATGTGGTATATCCTTCATCTTCCATTGCACTATCAATTTCATTAATAGTGGTATCAATAAGTTCATTCTCATATTCATAAAGTTCACAACTTAATTCATAAGTATAGTTTCTACCTAATTGATAAAAAGGTTTTTCACTTTCAACCCTTTTAATTTCAAATAATCTTTCTCCAAGAGGGAAATATATTAAATCTCCTTCTTTAGGTCTTGTAACCAAATCTTCAAATGTATAATCGGTAATATATCCATCTCTAATTCCAGAACTCAAACCTTCTAATATAGGAGCGATAAAATCTTCAAATCTTTCTCTAGAAACAGTAAGACTGACTTCATTGGTTAATCTCAATCCAAATTTAGTCATTAAATCTGCACCAGGATTATATCCCTCATAATTATTTAAATATGCTTCAATTAAAAAAGAGTCATCAAACTTAGATGACTGAACTTCTCTAATAATATCATCAGTTTTAAATGTTTTTCTAGGAAGGTAGTATACCTCTACTCCATAGATACCTAACTGTTCATTTATTAAATCTTGAACCAAAAACTGTTCGTTTTTAGATCCTTGTAAAAAATACGAATTTAATGGCATTTTGTATTAACCTATCAAATCAAGAGGTGGCATTTCATAATCAGTTGACATTTTAGATAAGATTGCCTCTATGTCTCTATCACCATCATCATATAATTGCCTTCCATTTAACTCTATTCCACCAGGAAGTTTAACTCCTTGAAACTTAATTAAATTTTGTCCCCATTGTTTCTTAATTGTTGCTGTTAAATATCTTTTTAAGAAACTATCATTAAAAACACCACTGAATGATGCTGGATTTAATGCTCTATAACAATCAAGAATAATATAATCACCAGCATCTTCATCTTTCCAATCAATATCTAAATATAATCTATCTTGACTTTTATTAAATCTTATTTGCTTATCTGTTGTCATCAAGTAATCAATATCTTCAAGATATGTTTTTGTCATAGAATAATTTAAGAGTCCATTATATCCAAGATTGAATGCAACATCATTTAAAAATAACTGATATTTGAAACTAAACATTCCACTGGAAATGGTATTATTATCAAACTTAAATACCTTTTCTACACCAATAACTGAATCTGGAACTTGAATAAAATTAGAATTTTCATACCAATTTGAAGTAAAAGTTCCACTTCCACTATCCACAGAGGTAGCAGTAGTAGTAACTATACCTACACCATCAATTGGTTTTGCTTGTCCACGACTTACATCATCAGCAGTCAATTGATGCTTGAGATACATTCTTTCAACACCATCAAAATGACGTTCATTGAATAATTGAATAGCATCATCTGCTAAATCATCTAATTGTTCATCATCAACATTAATCTCCAGAACAGGAGCACCTAGTTTTCTCAAACAAAAATCTATTAATTCTTGTTTAGTGGTTGGTTTTGCCATTAATACGATCCCCCATCAATTAATCCTGCTGATAATTCAGTACCGTCGAAAGTTAAATTAGCACTGTCTTGAAGTTCTCCACTTGCTCCAGAATAAACAACTCTACCTGATGTTAAATCGGAAATCTTAGCAGATGATGCAACAAAACCTGCTCCACCAGATACATTTAATCCAAGATTAGCATCTAAGAGAGCAGCAAATGTTGATACACCAGATACATTTAGATTATCTAACTCAGTATGTCCGACTACATTAAGTCCAACACCACCAGAAATATCAGCACCAGCGTTACCATCAATAGCACCACCAAATGTTGATATACCAGTTATCTTAAGACTTGAACCAGTAATATTATCTAATACTAAATCATCTTTTAGATATAAATCTCCACCAATATAAACATCTCCACTGAAAGTAGATACTCCAACAAATGTGGAAACACCTGATACATTTAATTGATTAGTATCGGTAGTAGCCTCTACAAAAACATTACTATTGAATGTAGAAATACCAGTAAATGTAGAAACACCAGTTACACCTAAGAGAGAAGCAGTAAATTGTCTACTAGCACTTAAAGATGTACCCGTAAAGTTCTGCCCAATTAAAGTTTCTGATACAGAATTAATAGTAAAAGCACTGGTTTCTACTAATTCACCATCAGAACCAGAAAAAACAATTGCATTTGCCTGAGTTAAATCAGAAATTTTTGCTGTGTCAGCAACTAATCCACCAGCTATATTAGCACCAGCATTAGCATCTATTGCAGCAGCGAATGTTGATACACCAGCAACAACATTAATACCACCACCAAAAGTAGATAGTCCTACATGTCCAGATGGACCGATAAAGGTAGAAATACCAGTTATCTCAAGGTTAGTGAAAGTATTAGGGGCATTAGCAACTGCTGCCTCAATAGTTGCTGTTGTTGTAGAATCTAAAGATGCAATATTTTGCAATTGTCTATCAATGTTTATAATGCTAGTAGCACCCATTGATACTCCAGTGGTTGCACTAAGAGTTGCTGTTGTTGTTACTCCACTAAAAGTAACACCTGTTGCTTCAAGGCGAGTAAATGTAGTAAGTCCTGTTATATTAAGTCCATGAGCAATATCATTACCCAGAATATATTGTGCAGAAGTTGTATCCCATATTAAAAGTAGTCCAGTAGCATCAGCATCATCTTTTCTTGCAGCATTAACATCTAATAAGTTGTTAACACGAGAAGGTGCAGCAGAAGCATTAGATAATACTCTGATTACGTTTTGTGAACCAATTCTGTCGTTTATTGTTGGCATTACCTTGTTACTCCACCTCTTACTAGTGCTGATCCTTCAACAGCTTTATACTCACCACCTTCTAGAGTCAAAATCTTTACATCATATACATATCTTCCAGGTTTTATGTTGACAGTAGTTTCAGCTAACATATTAATTGATATAATACCATTCTCTGGTTGAGAGATACTACATGCAAACGCAACTTTAGTTGAACTTGAAGCGTGTTTTCTAATCTGTGCTGATGCAGCTGCACCAACTAAGTTTAAAAATTCATTGGTTCGAGTATCCTCTAACTGAAAGGATGTGTCAAAATCAAATCCTTGTTCAATTGTGATGTTGGATACATATACTGCCATTATTACTCAATATACTTTTAAATATTTATAATCTTTTATTTAACACTTCATGTAAAAGAGATTTTATCTCATCAATATCAGATCTTAAACGTTTAATCTCATCTTTTTCAGATAATTTTTTGTTTCTTATCTTTTTATATTGAGAATATGAATTAGTGTCACAATTTATAATTGCACCAGATTCCTCATCTCTATAAAGATGTTTGTGTCCCTCAACTGGTATCATTATGCTAAAGCTATAACTCTTAAATCTTTAAATCTAGGAGGATCTGCTTCATTAGTTCCACTAATAACAACTTTAACTTGGAATCCAATAAATTCATCTAAATTATTGGCAGTAAATTCATAATCTAAGAATTCATTTTCTTTACTTGCACGAACTAATCTATCAGCTCTTCCACTATTCTTAGATGAATCAACAACTTGAAGTTCAATATCAACATCTCTAAGATTATCATATCCAGGGAATAATTCATATGATTGTTCAACTTCAGATGAATCTGGTTTAAACAATCTATACAAGACTCTAAAGTCTGATGTTGGTGCTCTATAAGCACCAATCAAAACTTTTAATGAAGTTGATGGATTTGCTAAATTAACTTTTTGAGAAATATAACAAGCAGCATGTGGATCTCCTGTAAGAGAATTAGATCTAGAATCTTCAGTATAATCTAATATTGGATTATTTAACCTATTTCTAAAGAATCTAAATGATCCATTTTGAGTATCTAATATGGGAGATAAATTAGAATCCGAAGTCTTAAAGTTTGTTAATAAAGTAACTGATTTATTTCTTGGTAAATTAGTTAACCATAATTCTTC